TTACTGCCGGACCAAATGATGATTTTGGATTTAGTGAATCAATAGATTTCTTCACAGATTCTAAAGAATATAGTCCAACTCAACAAACTGATATTTAATTAGTATGAATGATAATTATCATAGTATAGATAAAGCTCTTAATGTTGAGAGTGGGATTGTTGATGAAGAATCATCTCAACAATTAAATATTATCGAAAAAAAGGATCAGGATATTCAAAAAGATTACGAGTATACTAGAGCAAATTTATATTCTTTGATAGAAAAGGGGCAAGAAGCAATTAATGGAATTATGGAAGTTGCTGGTGAGGGTGCAAGTCCAAGAGCTTATGAAGTTGCAGGACAGTTGATTAAAAGTGTTGCAGATACTACTGATAAGTTAATTGATCTTCAAAAGAAACTTAAGGATGTTGAGGCAGATACAAAGAAAACTACAAATAATGTGACAAATAATGCTGTGTTCGTTGGATCAACATCAGAACTTCAGAAAATGCTGAAGCAAGGTTTTCTAAATAATAATAACGCAAGCAACGAAAATGAAGAAGTGTAAGCAGGGTTATTATTACTGCTATAAAGATAAAAAGTGTAAGCGAATTCCTCTGGGATATCGTGTAGGACTTGGTGGTTGGTTGCGTAAAGAAAAAGAAGAAGAAAAGGACGAAACTACAGAGAATGGAAATAACAAGAATGGCAATGGAAATGGGAATGGGGACTCTAATGGGAGTTCTAATGGCGGAGGCGTCAGTGAAGGAACCTTGCACAAGTGGTTCAAAGGATCCAAATCTAAAGATGGTAAAGGTGGATGGGTCAACGTCGTCACAGGTGGGACTTGCGCCAGTGATGAACCAGGGGAGGGGACACCAAAGTGCGTCTCTTCAGCAAAAAGAGCAAGCATGAGTAAGTCGGAAAGACTTTCTGCTGCTAGAAGAAAGAAAAAGGCAGATCCAGGTCAACAACAAAAATCTGGTGCTGCAAAACCAACCTATGTTGCTACCGACAAAAAGAAAATGAAAAAAGAAGAAGTAGAAATTATTGAAGGAAAAGATAAGAAGGGTAAAGGTAGTGGTACTAAAGATGCCTGTTACCATAAAGTCAAGTCTCGTTATTCTGTATGGCCCTCGGCATATGCATCTGGTGCATTAGTTAAGTGTCGTAAAGTCGGTGCTGCTAATTGGGGTAATAAGTCCGAATCTGTTTTCTCTAATTGGAGAGATGATTTCAAAGCAATGGAATATGACTTTGTTGATGTCATCAAAGCAGAACCAATTAAAGGTGGACAAGAGCAGATTGAAGAGGGGCAGAAGTGTTGGAAAGGATATGAGAAGAAAGGCACTAAAAAGATGTTTGGTAAGACCTATAATAATTGTGTAAAGAAAGAAGAAACTGAAATTGAGGAAAAGAAAGATCCTTGCTGGGATACTCACAAGCAAGTGGGTATGAAGAAAAAAGGTGGTAAATTAGTTCCAAATTGTGTTCCAAAGGAGGAATCTAATTGGAGAAAAGAACTTGGTGAAGATTGGCAAAAAGTCAATAAAGGTGATAAGACAGATGGTATGAGTCAAAAAGCAGTTAATGCATATCGTCGTGAAAATCCAGGTTCTAAATTAAAGACTGCAGTAACTGGTGATCCAAAACCAGGGAGTAAAGATGCTAAGCGCAGAAAGTCTTTCTGTGCTCGTTCTAAAGGTCAGCAAGATATGCACAACATTGATTGCTCAAAAGACCCAGATAAACCTGTATGTAAAGCACGTCGTCGTTGGAAGTGCTGATAATAATTAATACATCAACAAAAGTGAATTTATAAGTACAGAATGAGGAACTAAAATGGGTGCAAGTAAAAAAGAGTCTTTAAAAAAACCATCTGACTTTTTTGAGGATAAAAGTATCCTTTCGGATACTGCTGTGGAAAATTTCATAGTAAAAAAGAAGTCACTGAAAGCACCTTTAGATTTTTTCGAAAGTACTATTGTCCCTACAGAAATTATTGAAGAAATTAATATTGAGAAAAAAATAAAAAACCCATCCGATTTTTTCGAAAAAACTATTTCTGTAGATACTATTGAAGAAGATTTAAGTGAATCTGTTAGAGAATATGAAGAGATTCCTGACGGTTTAAAACTTGATTATTTTGCAGATAAGATAGATTTTTTATCAGAACAATTATCTAAAAAAGCAGATAAGACTGACTTAGAAACTGCAATGGTTTCTCAGTTAGAAACTCTTGATGAAAATATTCAAAAATTAAAAACTTCATATGAAGGATTGGGTGAAATAAAAAATGATCTCCTTCGGGAAGAATTTAGTAATAAACTAAACAATATTTCTGAATCTATTGACAATAATATTGAACTGATCAATAAAAAGTTTGAAAAATCATCTTTACAATTAAGAAGAGATATTGCAGCATATAATAGTATCACTAAAATTGTTGAGAACAAAGTTGAAAAATTGAGTGATGCTGAGGCAAGTGTTGATAATAAGATTGAAGAAATTTCTAATTCTGTTGATAGTTTTATTGCAGATTTAGGTAGACAAGTTGATCGTAAACTGAAAGGTGCTATTAAAGACTATGTAATAGAATTAAAAAATAGAATTGATGATGTAAGATATGATATTGATAACCTTCAGGAAGTTAGTTTTAGATCCGATATTTCTAGATTAGAAGATAAGATTGATTATATTCGTGAAACATATCAGAAAATTGATCCAGAGAGCACAGCAAAAGAAGTTATTGAAGAATCTCTCCTTTCTCAACGTGTTGCACCAGATCCTTTAGCAAAAGATGATTTTGTAACTCTTCCACAACTTCAAGAACATTACAGGTTATTTCTCAATCGCATTCAGCAGCAACTTTCAACTATTGGTGGAGGTGGTATTGAAGATGCACCTAAAGGTAATGACATTTATCTACGTAGTCAACAACGATGGAAAAAATTTAGTGAAGTTGGAGTAGTAACATTTCAGGGTGTTCATATTGATCCTACTGGTGTTGGAATTACAGAATATTCTGAAGATTTTATTGTTGAAGGAAATGCTAGAGTTACTGGTATTCTGTCTATTGGCACTGCTTCTATTGTTTTAGATCCTGAAGCTGGATCTGTTAGTGGTCTTTCTGAAATTAATGCCAATACAATTACTGCAGAAACAGCAAGTTTTAGTGGAAATGTTTCTATTGCAGGAACACTTACATACGAAGATGTTACTAATATAGACTCTATCGGTGTTATTACTGCCAGAAACGGCATTATTGCTACAGGAGTTATTACTGCAACTTCTTTTGATGGAGATGGATCTAAATTAACGGGAATATCCACGTTTTCTGGGGATTATAATGATCTGACAAATACTCCAACAATCCCATCTGATACTGGTGACCTTACTAATAACGTTGGATTCATCACTGCAGGTGCATCTGGTGCTGGATTGACTGCATTAACAGGAGCTTCTCAAGGAACATATGGAAATGCAACCAATACTCCTCAAATAACTGTAGATGCTAACGGAAGAATTACTTCGATTGGTTTGGTTGGAATCTCCGGAGGTGGTGGAAGTGGTGGTCTCTCTGGAATTAATTTTTTCAATGGTCAAACTTCTCTTGGAGTGTCCACTCATCTTTCTTTTGGTGATAATGTAACTGCCACTTCTATAGGAAATACTATTACTGTTAATGTTACTGGTGTTGTTACATCTCTTGTAGGTTATGCAACTGAAGGGTATGTTGATAATACGGTTGCTAGTGGTATTAGTTCTGTTGGTATTAATTCTGGCGGAACTAATGTAGGAACTGCGAAGACAATTAATTTTGGAACGAGTTTAAATGCAACTGTTTCTGGTGAAGTTGCCACTGTTAATGTTTCAATTCCATTGTCTGCACTAACAGATGTTAATACTAGTAACTTATCCGGAATTACCACTGATTATCTTATGGTTTATGACCCGACAATACCTGGATTTAAGTTTGTCGATCCTAAGACATACTTTGGTATTAATAACGATGCTAATGCTGCACCTGATATTGTTGATTACGGTGGTTTTGGATAAATAAATATAAAACTAGCAGATAATCATGGCAAATAGACTGCAACTGAGAAGAGGGACGAGTGCTCCTGGTGGTATCTTTTATGAGGGAGAACCAGTATATGATAAAACTAATAAAGTATTATATGTCGGTGATAGTGGAGCAAGTGGAAGTGGAAATGGATCTGCTGTTGCTAGTGCTAGTGCATATGGTGCTGTTGCAGAAATACTTAATCAGGCATCTGATACTGCTCCTGGTTCAATCAAACTTTATGAAGATACTGATAATGGAACGAACTATGTTGCGGTTGCCGCATCTACATTAATTGGTCAAAATTATACACTTACCCTACCAAACGGGACAGGGACTGACGGACAAGTTTTAAAAACTGATGGATCCGGAAATCTTGATTGGGTAAGTCAAACGTCAGGATTTAGTGGATTTAGTATTACTGATGGCACTGCTACTGAAACTGTTACTAGCGGAAACACAATATTATTTGAGGCTGGTGAAGGTATTAATGCAGTAGTAAGTTCTACAGATACTCTAACCATTTCT